TTGAGCGCTTCGGTGTTGCCTTGATTTGCTGCTCCATATGCTGCGCCTGCTCTTGCACCTCTAATAGCATACTCTCCATAAGGGCGATCTTTTCCAATGGTTGTCCAAATTTGAAGACGATTATCTGTTTCTTCGTTCTTTTGCCTATCAATTACTTTACTAGAAAGTTTTGTACATTCCCTAAATGCGCCTTTCCATGTTTCAAACTCTCCTGTATTAAATGATGTAATATTTGATACTTCCTTTATAGCATTAAATTTACTACTAATACTTGTAGTCATATCCGGTTTAGTAACATCCATGTCAATGGTGAGTCTTGTTGGAAATAATTTTACACCGCCGTAGCCGTATACCATATCATTAATAGGATTTTTTGCTCGCCACACAAATACATGATCGTGATTCCATTTAGGTACTTGATAATCAAAATTAAATTCATCTACTATAACAGCATCACCGTCTACGATCCAAAACATATCGGTGTCACAGAGCTTTGCAGCAGCTATGTGTGCTTGATGTATGCCTTTTACACCATGTACTCGCTTTGCTCTTGGAAAACGTTGTTGTAGGGCTTTAAAATTGTCGTCTGCTGTTGGTTCGTTGTAACTAATAAACACAATGTCGTACATACTAGGCATTGATGCTGTGATTTCTAATTCTTTTTTACTTGCATAGAATCGATAATCTATTTCACGTTTTGAGACTGGTGAAGATTTACTGAATAACGTTACACCGTCATAATGATTGCCATTACGAAAAACATGTGTAACATCAAGACTAAAGTTGTCTGCTTTATATAAAAAATCAAAGCTATCTAAGACGTGTAAGTCTTTCCAAACTAACCAAAACATTTTAGTCATCGACATAGACTTCGCATGCTCGTAGCTATCAGCATGTTTAGCATTAGGATGCGGTGAGTTATCACCTATGTAAAATATATCATACATCTGTATTCCGTAAATTAAATCTTGTAGCATCTTCAATATCCTCATGAGTGAAGATTCTATCAAGAGAAGAATTTTTACCACAAGTGTCTGCACAAAATGCCATCTTGCCGCACTTTACACTTTCTAAATTCCAAGTATCGGCAAACACACGATTTAAATGTCCTTCTGATAAAATTTCAGTTAATGGTTTTAAGTTAAGATCAAACTTTTCCCAGCCATAATCATTTAGTGCCTTATGTAGTTGCATACTTTCAGTACTTGTATATGTGCCGTTTAAGTGTGTTCCTACATAACAACACGGCATTACACGCCCAAAATTATCTATAAATATTTCAGTACCAAAAGTTTTATGACTTTTACAATTAATTTCTACATTATCCCATTTAGTGTCATCAATATTATCATACACTTTTACAACTTGTGTTTGGTAATAATTAATAGATAAATGTTTTTTCTTTTTATTAAGATAATAATCAGTTTTATCAAAAGATTGATAATGTTCTTCTACAGGACCAGTTGGATTTTCTAAATTCCTATTCTTAGGATCTAACGGAGCATCAATATAATAATCTAATTCGCCATCTTTAGTTAATGCCGGTAATCGTTTTAGCGAAACACCGTTGTCTACACCTAGTGCTTTTTTAGGAATAAATTCTGTAATATTAAATTCTTTACAGCGAGCTTTAGCTTCTTCAAGTTGATGTTCGTTATGTGCAAAAATTAAAAAATCCCAAGCACTTCTTGGATTATGTTGAGTAAATGCTTTAACATTTGCTTCTAATTTATTCCATTCAACATTCCTACGATATAAATGATTACTATTTTCAAGTCCGTCTATACTAAATGTCATTAGCCAGTGTTTCTTTTTTGAAAATAATTTACCCATTTTAGACCACCAGCTTGGAGTTCGCATGCCACCATTAGAATTCATCATAATGTTTGTGTTGGGCGATGTTTCTGCAATATGTTTACAGATTTCGTATGTGTCTCTAGCAACACCTGGATCGCCGTGAACACCGCAAAACATTATTAAATTTATTTGTGTTAATATATCGTTAGGAATATACTTTTTAAATAACTCTAATGTAATTTGACCTATTTCTAAATCAGGTCTTGTCAACGGACTGTTATTATGGAATCTTACACACATGGGACATGCAGCATTACATGCATTAGTAAGTTCCATATGTATCTGTACAGTATTTTTATCTGACCACATTTGTACTATCCGTAATTTTCATAAACTTGTTTACAGTAATTGTAAAATTCTGTATATTCAGGAAATACTTCTAACAAATTTAGTCCAACACGTTTATCATTTTCATTAAAAAAACTATAAAAGTCTCGTCGTCCTTTTTGTATTTTTAACGGGTCAATTGGATTTTCTCTCATAAAATTTGTAACACGTTTAAATTTTTCATATTCGCTAGGTTTAAATTTATCGCCGTGTGAGTCAATAAACTCTAATGTTTCGTCCATGTACGAATTGAAACTTTCAGGTAGAATATTAATCATCCAATGATGTGGTTCTTTTAGATACGGTGTATCAAACCCAATAGCATCTTTGCCAAACTCTTCTCGCCATTCTAAAACTTTCTCTAATAAACTTTTAAAGTTAGTAACACACAAGACATTAAAAGTACACATTAGATTTACTTGAAATCCTCTACGCATTGCTTCTTTTAAGTTACGTTCCCAATGTACTAAGTTCATACCAGTCCGCATATATTCTGCTTGTGGACCCCATGTATCTATGCTTGTAAACAAACTAAACTGTTTAATTTTTTTATGTTCTACTAAAGAGTCTATTCTATCATAAAACTTATCTATTTTATTTGTTGTAACTCCTAGGTTACTATTAAGACTAATTTCTAGTTGCGGAGCAGGTTCTTTTTCTAGTAAATCTAAAAACTGCATAGAACCAGGATTCATTAGAGGCTCTCCTCCTGTAATGCGTAATGTCCAAAGGTCTTTACGCAAACTTGGCCACCATTTCCAAAATGCTTCTACATAAGGATTATCATCTTTAGGACCATAGTATGTGCCGTGTTCTAAAAAGTCAATACCGTATTGATTATATGTTAAATCATAATTACCATGTTTTTTAATTTCGTCCATCCATAGCGTACTAGCTTGCGGCGAACAATATCCACAACGATAATTACAACCATTGCCAAAACTAACTTCTAAATATCTTGGATTTATATCTTTATTCCAAGGCATATCAGCAAGTGTTTCAATCATAGGTTCTGCATAACTACTAGCACTATGAAAATGCCTATCGCTAAGGTGTTCTCCAGGCAAGTCTTCGATATTCCAGCAATAGTAACATTCGTCTGGTCGGCCACCTTCTAACATAGTTTTACGTTGTTGCTTTTTCCATTTTGTATTATGTAAAGCACTTGGATTATCTTGTATTTCTACCAATGGAATATGATGTGGTCGCGGATGATAACAACTGTGATTGTCACCAGTATGAAGATAAAGTGTCTCATGTAGCCATTTTTGTGTGCAAAAGCCGCAGCCTACTTTGTTTAGTCTGTCTTTTACTTCATCTACTCGTTTATCTCTGCTCATATTGTTCTCTACATTGGTTATAAAAGTCTTGAAGACTAGGAAATGTTTCTAGTAAGTTTGTATTTCGTCTTCTATCATGTTCGTTGAAAAACAGATAGAAATTTATTTTTGCTTGTATTTCTTCAACTGTATTTAATGGTTGGTTTGCCCATTCATAAAGTCTTCTGACTTTATCAACTTCAAAATCTTTAAATCCTTGATACCTATTTACAGTAGTTTCAGGGTTTGCTTCCATAAACTGTATGCTTTCTAGTAATGGTGTTAGCATATGCTCATTTGCTAGTTGCATACTCATCCACTTAGGATCATGTAGCATAGGAGTATCTAACCAAATTAACTGCCTATCGGTATTAAATTCTTTGCGCAATGCAAGTATATTTTTTATATATTCTGTCCAGCCAGGTAAACTTAGTAAATTAGCAGTTATAATAAATGTAAGGCTGTGATTTTTGCCTTTTGTAAGGTATTCTCGTATATTTTTATACAGTATATCAAAGTCTAGCCCATTACGAATATATTCTGCTTGTGTTCCCCAACTATCTAGACTACAGTATAACATAAAATGATCTACGTTATCAGTTACACTGTCTAAATCATCCATAAATCTTTGCCATTGATTCTTAGGCGGACAACAATTACTAGTAATCGATAATTGTAAACTATTATGTGGATTATTTTTTACGTAGTCAAACACTCGAAATGTGTTTTTATCCATTAGAGGCTCGCCGCCTGTCATTCGGAATGTTTTTAGTGTAGAATATACATCAGGAAGCCATTCCCAAAAAGCTTTTACATAAGGACTTTCTGGTGAGTTATTAATACCCATGCGTTCAACCCATCGAGGATCATTATGGTTACCATGTATTAGTTCATAAGCACCGTGTTGTTTTACTTCTTTATGCCATTCTGTACTTAAATGAGGGCTGCAATACGCACATTTAAGATTGCATGCTTGATTAAAGTTTACTTCTAAGTATCTAGGCTTTGGGTTTTCTTCTATTTGTGCTGCTTCAATAAGATCGGGCTCGTAAACGTCTTTACTACGATATGCTCTGTCGCTCATATTACCTTGGTCTTCTAATGCCCAACAAAACTCGCACTCTTTAGGTCGTTCGCCTTTAAGCATTTTAGTACGTTGTTCTTTTTTATGCTGTGTGTTGTGTAGTGCGTCAGGCGATGCAGCAAGTTCTTCTAAAGGAATATGATGGCTAGGAGGATGATAACAACTATGTGTTCTACCGGTTGGTAAATGTAAACTAACACTATACCATTTAGCTAAACAGAAACTAGGACTTACACTGTTAAGTCCTTCTAATAATTGTTTACTACTTTCGAAGTATACGCTTTGGTATTTTCCTTTAAGTAGTTCAACTTCGTCACCTCTCTGGTCTTTGCTCATTCTGGATCAATTATAAACTGCTGTTGAGGATTTCTACTAGGATTCTGATATACTGTTTTAAAGAATTTACTTTGCTGTGCATTTAGGCATTCTTCAGCAATAGGAATCTCAAGTTCGTTAATAAGTTTAATACCGTAATCTTCAATCGACTCTTCTAATCCATTCATTGATACTGTTGGTTCAACTTCGTTCCACATGCGATTAAGATATTCAAAATCTCTTACATTTACAAAATCCCAATCAGTACACATTGTTTTGTACAGGCCTTCACGGGCGCCATAGATTGCCCATTTACCGTTGTCAACATCTGCACCAACCATAAGCCATATCCACAGTCGATGTAAGTTTTTCCAATGCCCTCGTAAAAAATCATCTTTAGTAGGTTTTATACCTTGGTCAAGTGCCATTTTAACACCCTCTCTAAATCCAGCTCGCCATGCTTGATGTGGTGTTGCGTTATTATACACATCACTATACCAACTATTTTGCTGTATGTATTCTAGATCCCAACAAAAGTCTACCTGTGCTTGCAAATTATTTGGATCAGCATTTTCATGTGTTTTCATATTCAACACATAATTCTTTGGCCAGCACTTTAACCCACCGTTGCCGTACATTAACCCATTAATAATATTTTTGCCACACCAACTTATTACACTATTTTCTAAATTAGGATGCTTAGAGAGATCTAGCACTTGTGTAAAAAACTTAGGATGTACAATATTGTCACCATCAACTGTAATAAATCTATCTGTCTCTGATAATTTTGCACATGCTTTGTGTGCAGCGTCACTTCCTTCTACACCGTGTACACGTTTTGCCCATGGCACTTTAGTTAATAAATCTGCATAGTTTTTATCAGCATTTGGTTCATCGTACGACAAATATATAATGTCATAATCTAAAATTTTAATTTGGCTCATGTATTTCTCTTTTAGAATAGGATACTAGTCTCTTATTAGTATATATACTGTATTTGGTTACATCTGTTTCCTTGTGATTTAAAAATTTAAAAGACATAGTTTGCTCATTTATAAGTTCGTGCATACTAGCTGAGAAATGTCTGTATAGTATATTTGGATTATTTTCTTGTGTTATACTAAACCATAATATTTCGTCTAAAACTCCAGCATTATTAATATTATTTTTTGCTGTTAAGTTAAGATCAAGGTGTAGTTGCCATTCGTTTAATATATTATCCTTTATAATACATAGTTGTGCTGGACCAGACTGGGTAATTTTATGTATTAGATTATCTACATCTAATACAATCTTATCATCTTTATGTACAATATGGAATTTTGCTTTTTGTAAATCGTATGTAACTTTATAATTAATTAAACTTTTAGTTCCGTCTATAAATTCGCATACTTCGTTAAACGTAGTTGTAAAATGAGTATCTAAAGACGGCTTGTCTTTAATTGAAATAGAAATAATTTGACCAGTGGCTTTTTCGTAATATACCTTATAATATAATGGCTCAGTTTTTTTTGTTTTAGGTATTTTAAATCGCATCTAAATTCCAATTATTTTTTCATATGTGTTAATTACATCACTTGTAATAAAATCATCTTCTGTATAATGAAATATATTACTTTGTTTGTAATTGCCAACATATAGTTGTGCATCATCTGTTAGATAAGTGCCAACTTCTTTTTGCCAACTATCTTTTAGTCCTTGCCAATTTTGTATGTTTGCCTTCATATGAGTAAACATAGGTGCATAGTGACTATTATTAGTAATAACAGATTCACAATCTAATATTGCTGTAGCAAGACTACTACTAATATCCATACTTGCAAAATTTTGTAAATTCATATTATGCAGATTAAAAAAGTCGCTATAATTATTAACAATAATATCTAGCAATCCATAAAATTCGTATGCAAATTTAGACTTTTTAAAATAATGCAGTCCGTAATACACATTAGGAAGTTTAAATTTATTTAATTTTTTTCTATAAAACTGATTATTAACTATCTCGTTGCGATATGTTTTTACGTTATTACATATCCAAAAGTCATACTTTTCAAAATGTGTTTGCCAGTTAGAAAGATCATTTAGTATTAGCATGTCAGTATCAATAACAACAGTGTCGCTAAAAGGACATGCATGAATAATCTTAAATCTGTTATGTATTTTCCATTCATATTTGTGAGCAGAGTCTCCCCATGGAATTTCTACTACTGCATCAAATAGTTCTTTGTACTTACTTGGAACTGCGTCATTAGTAATTAAACAGATCTTACTTGTAGGGTTTGTATGTCTTATACTCATTGCAGAAACACATGCTTGTTGTACGTAATCTACGTCCGTACTATTCTGAGCTAACATTGTAAAATTCATTTAACAATTCTCCCAAACTAAACTTATTCATTACATGCACATTTATATTTTTTGTTTTAGATAGGAAATATTCTCCAGGATGTGTTTTCTTTTCAAGCAAGAAAGTAAGATTATTATCATCAATTTTATGGCAGTGATCTCTGTCGGTAATATAATATTTTTTACCCGGCATTTGTTTTGCAAATGACCCTTGTTGAAATCCGTTCATTATATGTATAGCAATACTAAAAGCAAAATCGTTTCTATATGTAATATAACTTAATCTATAAACAGATTTATAATGATGCCAATTTTCTTGTATATGTTGGAGAAGATCAAAAAAGATTTTGTTACGTTCTGTTTTTGTAAAATATACACACGTAGCCCAATAAAAATCTATACTTGTATCACTAATTTTACTAAACTCAGTTGTTTTAGAAAACTGTGTATTAATATTAGTAGCGTCTTTATAAATTAGAAAATCATCGTTTACTTGAAAACAATTTTTAAAACTATCATTAGATATAATATAATCTGTATCTAGTAATAATGTTTTATCATAAGGCGAAAGTTCGTACGCATAAACTCTTGTATCATTTTTAAACGCTGCGGATTTATTATAAAACGCTCCGCAGTGAAACTTTCTTTTGTTAGAACTTGAATTAGGTTTATATATTACCTTATCAAAATTTGTAAAAGTATTAGCGTATTCAACATCACTTGTAACAATTGATGTAGGTATATCTAAATGTTTTTTTATTCTAGCGGCTAGAAAATCTGCCTGCATAATATAATCAAATAATCCATTATTGTATGCAAATAATAAACATCCATTAGTCATTAATAATATCCGTTATAGACCGTTTTACTTTTATATTATTATATTCATTTAGGTATACGTTTGTAGCTGTTGCATAACAATCAACTAACTCATCTGTAAACTGTTTAAGATTTTCAATATTACACGGCAAATCGTTACAATCTATTAGTATTGCAGTTTCTTGTTTAAGTTGTAGTAACGATGTACAAAAAGAAATTAATGCAGGAGTTGCTAGAAATTTTGATCCATTATGATACGTGTCAATACTAGCATAGTATTGCTCTTTTAGATTGTTTTTTTGTGCTTGATGAGTTAGCATTACATTACTGAAATCTAATGCTTTTGATAGTTTTTCGTCCACGAAACTCTCCTAATAATTACATATTATACAGTATAATTAAGAAGTTGTCAAGTCCTAAAATTCATCGTTTATAGTTAATGCAGGATACTCTTTGCCTAATCCGGTTGCTGTTCTTGCTGTTACTACTGCGGTTATTGTGCCTGTAACATTTTCATCTACAGGATTTGAATATTCATCACCATCTACATCGTCTCCGATATCGTTATCACTATATGTTAATAAAAATCTTATTGAATTAGTATTAGTTTGCCATGCTTCTATTTTAAATTCATTTTCGCTATATATTCCAGTTCCGGATTTAGACATAACAGTAAGTCTATTAGAATTATTATATGCTGACCAATCAGTGGCATTAGAAGTATCAGAGTAAATTCCGCTGACTCCTGAATTTATTGTTGCAGTGCCTGCTACAACTTCACTTCCAGATACACTAATTTTGTATGTTCCCATATTATTAAGCATTGTTTGCCATATTTCGTCTTTGGTAGCCGGAGGAGTATTTACTTCATTTCCTGGAATCGAGGTGCCGCCTGCTAAATTACTAGCAATTGTAATATACCCTCCAGAATTAAACCAAAATCGTCTTTCTTCAAAATTTTCCCAAGTAAGCGTAAATCCAAATGTAAGCGAACCGTTCCAGTTAGTAACTCTAGCATTTGTAGCAAGTGTAGATATTTCAGACTGTCCTGCTCCGACTAAGAATTTACCACTTTCAATATCATTAGCTGCATTTTCAAAATCTAAAAATCCTTCATCTAAATCAGATGTTGCAGTAGCACTAGTGCTGTTCCCACCTGGACCTACGTCAGCTGCAAAAACACCCACAAGTTCACCAGTAGACGGTGAACTTAATCCGTCTGTGGCGTTTGACCAAGTTACTGGGATACCAACTTGATGTTGTCTAGCTTTAACAAGGTCGTTATATAAAGCCTGCATATCACTTGCTTGTATAATGTCGTTGTCAACTTTAGTTGAGCTTTCTAGTGGAATTCCGTAGCCTCTAGTTCCGCTGTCGCCAGATCCGAGAATACGATTTGCTTTACTTCGAATAGCATTAAACGAACTTGCTGTAATTATTTGATCTACTTGTGCTGCCATTTATTTTCTCTCTAATTTACGGATCATTGTTTGCGGTAAGTCCAAAACCTTTTGTAGCTAAAATTGTTCCGGTGCTTTGTTGACGAATATCAACAGTGCCAGCAATAATTGACGAACTTGGACTTGTGCCTGAATCATTAACGTTTAGTTTATGGGAATTTTCTGCAGGATACCAAGTTCCGGATACAGGTAATGATCCATTAAAGGAAACGGTATTAGTATAAGATCCGTTGGTATCGCCGCCGGCAGTTATAGTTACTGTGTATGTAAACCTAACTTCATAGTCCGAAGCACTGCCTGAGTTTAACCAAGTTACTTCTGGGGTGTTTGACCCAGGATTACCGAACCCTCTAGTGGATACTTTACCAATATCTAGAGCGCCGTTTGCAGTGGCATTCCAATACAAGCTTGCGCTACACGATCCACCCAAACCATTACTATCTGCAGTAGCATTTAAATTACCATCAATCGAAACTGGGTCAGCAGCAGTTGTTAAATCTTGTTTTAAAATAATTGCTTCATTAACATCATTAGTTGCTGATCCTGATCTACGAATTTTTAAATTAAGTTCTGAATTCCCAAGTTCACCTGTTGCGGTGTCAGCGGCATAAACTGTAATAGGATCAGTCATTGTAATCCACGTTCCAAAAGGATCTGATGTAGATGTATAAAGATTACTATTTGAATTTGATACTGATGTAATCATAACTTGCCAGTTATCTCCAGCATCTGCGCTTTGAATTAGTGTTGGTAACCACGGAGTGCCTGCGGTAGTACTCGGTGTAATTGAATAATTGCTATTATTATATATTAATAGATATCGATCAGTAGTTCCGTCTGTATTCAATGTAAATCCAATACGCTCGGTTCCGTCGATAGTATTTTCATTACTGTCGTCATCAGCAAACCATAATGAATTAATTTCTTGTGCTGTTTCCACATACTGGGCTTCTAGAGTTACAGTATTACCACTAGAAGATCGTATAAATGTACCGTTATCATCTGTTATTTTAACTTCAAACACTACATCAGACCCGCTAGTTAATCCCCTAGTACTAGAAGCAGCACTAGTATCTTCGGCAATCCAATCAAATGTTCTTGATGCACCGTCTGCTAATGTATACCAATTTGAAGGTGTTGAAAGGTTAGCAGGTGTTCTACTACCATCTTGCTGGTTAGATGTCATAACTGTTACTGTATATCTAGCTTCGATAGTAACTGTTCCAACTCCTACATAGTTAATATACCCTGTAAAATCTGTAGGTGGAGTTGCAATATTAGTAAATGTTCTTGAAGTTATAGCAATTCTACTATTTGCATTATCATTTGTTATAGTAACATCAGCAGTTGCTCGTGCTGTTGTATTAGTGCTATCAACAAAATGCGTTATTACTCCCCATCCAGTGTGTGGAATTGTTGAAGGGAAGTTTTCAGAACTAGATAAAACTGTTGTATCAGTAATTGTAACCTCTGCTGTGCCTCCAAATCCGTTGTCTAATGTTAAACTAAAAATTTCGTCGCCTTCATTACCGGCAGCATCTGCTGTGGCTGTGAAAGTTAATGCCCGTGTGTTACCTTGTATATTAAATGAGCCAGTTAGGCTGGCAGCGTTTATATCAGCTGTTGTAACTCCTGTAATTGTGTAAGGTACTAATGTTCCGTTTGGAACATTAGTTGTATCAAGAGTAATTATAAATTGTTGGCCTTCGTCAACTGCTGAATTATTTGTGCTTAATGTATAACTTGTAGGCGTTGAACCGTCAAGTGTTAAATCTTCTGTAGCACTAGGTTCAGGTATTCCTAAAAATGCACTAGGTGTTACACTTTGTACAACACTAGTAACAGTACCTGTAACATTTTCGTCAGTTTGGTAATTATATGCATCAGCATTTCTATCATCTCCGAGATCTGCATCAACAAACGAAACTGTAAATCTAATACTTTTAGTAGACACATTTCTTGCTTTAATTTGATAATAGTTTTCAGAATAAACTCCGCTACCGTTTTTTGTAAAAATAGTTTGATCTGTATTTGTTAGTTGATAATTGCCAATTGCAGTAGCCGGAGTACCCGAAGCTGAGTTTGGTTGGGTTGTTCCGTCTCTTCCAAAATCAATATTAGACATTACATTAAGCATAGTTTGCCAAATTTCATCTTTTTGGTATGCAGGACTATCTGGATAAGTTTGAGTTTGGTCACCTGCAACACTGTTACCGCCTGTTAAACTTGCAGTGAATCTAATACGTCCACCTGCATTGAAAAAATATCTACGTGCATCAGCATTGGGAAAATTTACTGTAGTTGTATGCGAGACAGTTCCGTTCCAGTCCGGTGTTCTTGTATCTGAAACTAATCCGTCAACTGTGAAGCTTCCAGCCCCCGGAAAACTTGTAGGGAAATTATTTGCAAAAGTAAGTATATCAGTAGCAACTGCCGAAAAGTCTAAAAATCCTTCGTCATCATCAGTTGTACCGTCAGTTACATCTATCGAAGCATCTGCGCCAATAATTTCAACTGCTGATGGAGCGTTTAAACTAAGTGTAGGTGACCAACCAAATGAAGGGTCTGATTCAGCAAAACCATTTTGATGTTCTTTAATAAGTTCTAAGTCGTTATATAATGCTGTCATATCAGCCGAAGAGATAATATCTCCTTCGCTTCTAGCAGAACTAGATACAGCACGACCATAGCCGATCTTTTGATCAGCGCCGTCGTCGCTCAAAACTTTTATAATCTTATTTCTAATTCCGTTATAATCATCTGCATCAATGATACTATCAGCTGCTATTGCCATTGGTCGTCCTCATAAATTCGGTTATCACCTTACTATGAGTATTTATCAAAAACTAGTCTGTCAAATTTATAACTTTAAAATACACTCAACTAGCTTTTCAGCTATATCTAAACTGGTTTCTAATGCAACACCAACTCTAGGATTTCCATTATACTTAGTACTAGCAGTACCATCAGCATCTACATAGACAATTTGACCTTTTCGAACTTCGCCAATACATCTTACCGGAACACGTCCTTCTAACGCAATTGCTTGTCCGCTTGATTCGCTATTCATTAAATAAGCAGGATTTTCTGATATAACGCCTACTGGAAAACTATCTAGTAAACACGGAGCAATTTCATGTGCGACATCTTCGCATACGTGCATAACTGTTCCTACTGGATGTGTTTCTCCAGTAGTATATTTCTCTGCCAAGTCAGCAAATCTAGCACTTGTTGCTACACCTTCAAATACATCTGCAAGTATTTTATTGTCGGCTGTTCTAATTGCAATTGTGCCACCTGTAGATGATTCAGAAGCATATGTATAAGCACTACCTGTATTCCCGTTACGTAATTGATTTGCATTATCTGCAATGCCCTTAAACGAAACTGCATGTACTTCATCAAATTTTAAGTTAGTTTCACCTATATTAAATGTTTCAGTAACAGCAGGTGTTAATCCAGCACTTGTTATTGTTAAAGAATGTACATTGTTGCTTGATGCATTTTGTGTTATAAATTTAATTTCGTTAGAAGCGCCACTAGTGTTTTTAAGTACGCCTGTATCATTTGCGGCGCCAGCTTCAGTAGTTAAACTAAACACTCCGTCTATAATCATTCCTTGTGATGCTTCAATAAGTTGATCAAATGTTGGATCTCCAGATTGTACAAAACTTGATGCTGATAAACCTTGTAATCTATCAGTATCAGTTGCTGTACCGTGGAATCTATATGCCGAAGTAGTTTCGCCTGTAGCACCATCTGAATCACGTAATGTAATACCTTGTCTTACTACAGTAAATCCATCAATGGTATTTCCAGCAACGTTTTTAATTGTAAATGTATCAGGGGAGAATACAGAAATTGGAACATTATTTACAGTCGAAATAATTACTGCTTTGGCTATATCTGAAGTATCTAAAACAGTTTTACTAACCATTTGAGTAGTATTTTCGCCTGCTCCTTGTGGACCAATTAAAATAAATTCTGTACTGTTGTAAACATATAACTGATCGTTAGCAGTATCCCACCAAAAATCACCTTGTGCAAGTCCTGTCGGTTGTGTAGAACTTGTCTGAGAACCACCAATTGTTCTCCAACTGCTGTTACCATCTCTAAACTTCATTTTATCGCTAGAGCTATCATACCAAACTTGACCGCTTAATGGTTTAGGTGGCTCATTTGCTCCTGCAAAATTTTCTAATAAAAACAAAAAGTTTTCATTGTGTATTTCGCCGTATCCAGCGTAGTTTTTACCAACAAATTTTATATCTGTTGTTTCATCCAAAGTACCGTCTTGAACTGTAACAAGTGGTGTCCTGTTAAATCTATCAATTTGATAAGCCATTTCGTGCTTCCCCTAATATGTTTACTATGTATATTTATTCATTATGGACTAGGACTTGCATCTACTGTCCATACTCCGTTAGCAACAATAAATGCTCTAGTTTCTCGTGAAACTACTAGCGTTACTGCTGTTGTAAGTGAATTTGGTAATGTAATACCTTGTACTACTGTAACTGGACTTCCTGCGCCACCTACAGGCTCAACATCTACAGTACTTACTACTGTAGATCCTGATATGTTTATCGGATCAGTAGTTTGGTTACCATAGAATGTACAAGCTACTCTTGCTTGTTTACCGTTGTTTACTTGTGCCACAGGATATAAATTAGTTAGCAATAAAATTATCTGATCGTTTGTTGTTGATGCCCAACCTGTTGTATCAAGTCCAAATATAATTCGCTGTGTTAAGTTTTGTGTATCTACGTAGGTTTTATTAGTTGCGTCTGCACCGGCTGTTGGTGTTAATAAATTTGTAATTTTACTAGCAGAAACATCAATGTCGCCGCCTACGTTTATTGTAAATCCTGTACCAGACGATCTTGACAGTGTACTTCCGTCTATTCTAGTAGTGTCAACATTTAGTTGTGTTAGTGTGCCTAAGTTTTGTAGATTACTGTTAACAACACTACTTGCTATTGTTGTTTGTGATAAAATATTAACATTATTAATTTTGTAAGATTTATTGTTTGCTAAATCAATATTTTCACTTGACGTCCAACTATCGCTGCCGTTTACCCAATTAAAAGTTTTGTCAGTAGCACCTTTTAACGTAATGCCGCCATCTGCTGCTGTAAGATCTGTAGGAGTAGTAACGTTACCAAGTACAATGTTTTTGTCCTCAACTTCTACAGTTTCGACATTAGTTGTTACGCTATCGCCTTCAACTGTTAAGTTTCCAGTAACACGCACGTCTCCAGTAACATCTAAGTTATAGCTAGGATTACCGTTAAAAATACCAACTCGTTGTGTGTTAGATTTAATAGTTAATGCGTTTGACTGACTTAAAGATGTTAACACGCCGCCACTAGAGTTAACTACAATATTAAAATCTTGATTTGCTCTAGTATTTCGTATAGTATAACCATTTTCAATAACATGTGTTGTTTCGCCGTTAACACCTACTGTTAATCCTTGGCTTGATTGCAGTTCTAAACTACCTTGAATTACTCCATTTTCGTCATTCTTCAACAGTCTAGATTCAGGAATAATTTCTCCTACAGCACTAACTAAATTTTCAGAGTTAAGAGATGTTCCTCTAAACTTAAAATCATCAATTGTGTCACTAGTACTAGGAAGAATATTTACTCCACGTTTAATAGTTCCTGCAGGATTAGACTCTGTTACTAATTCAGAAATTATGTTTCCAGGTAAAGGGTTAGGATTGAAGTCTGTGCCTGCACTTATTACTGCTTGTAAGGAATTGTTTACAAAAAGTTTTAATACTGTGCGTCCTCGTAGTCCGCTATCAAATATAGTGTCTGCAAATACACCTGTTTGCCCTTGATTTTTAGTATAAGATGGACCTATTAATGTCCACTCTAAACCAGAGTATAAGTAAAATTGATTTTTTGTTGTATCGTACCAAGTATCTCCTTGTATAGCACCGCTAGGTTGTAAGTTACTGATGTAACTACCCGCAGCACTTTGAAATACTGTTCCGTCATAAATTTTAAGTTTGTTTTCGCTAGTATCATACCAAAGTTGTCCTTGTATTGGACTTACTGGTTCGTTTGGATTAGAAAAATTTTCTAAAAGTTTTACAAAGTTTTCATTGAAAGATTCACCATATCCTTTGTAGTTTCTACCTACTAAACTTAAATCTGTAGTACTTGTATCAATAATCCCGTCGATTAAATCTACAAGTAGTGTACCGTCTGTTTTGTTTACTTGATATGCCATTTATTTTTCCTTATTCCTTGTTTGCAAATATAATATAATTAACAGTTGCATAGGGAGGCATAATATCTAAGTTTCTACCTACGAGTTCGTTATCTACAGTGTTATATTGATCATTAGCATCTATACCGCCGCCTCGGATTTGACCTGATGATGGTATACCACTTACGTTTTCTGCACCTGTTGGTATACTTAATGACGGAACGTTATTACTTTGATCCTCTTCAGCCGGTAAATCATCTCTAATAGCATAATGTTGTATGCCGCCCGGTGAAACTAAACTGTGTTCGTGTGCAGGTAAGTTATTTTTCTTAATTGTTTTACTCTCAGTGCCTGCTTTTCCGCCTACAAAACTTGCAGCAACATTCTGTGTTGTTTGTGCCGGGACGCCGCCCATTGTATCTGCACCTAGTAAAAATCTTCCTCTAAAATCTGGTAATGCAAAATGTGTTGCTAAAGAATTTACTAGCTGACTTGCATCTTTAAAATTATATTGTATAATACTAAATAATTCTTGGTATACTTGTATTTGTATTTCTCTACCATCGCAAATTAACCATCCCGCTGGAGCTATTAATCCAGCAAATGGAACAATCATACCAACAGGATTTCTTGGTACAGTAGAAATAAGATTAGCTTGTGTAATCCTATGTAGACCGTCTTGATCTCCTACTACTCTATTAATTAATATTTCGTCACTAGTTTCAACTGTATCTGTCAGTGGTTTATCAGAAACAAATCCTGGAGCAATACTTGTAGTAAATGTTTTAATAAGCGATCCTGCTCCGTCAAATGTAAACGATTCAGAACTAACATCACCTAACATCCTAAATTCAGTTGCGTTTGTTAGTTTTGATGCCTCTGACGAAGCACCTGTAACTGTACCTTCAAATGTACCGTCAAATACTCCTGAGAATCTAGTTGCTTCGATTAAACTAAATCCAGTTAAAGTAGGAAGACTAGCAGCATCTAAATCAGGATCAGTAGATATGTTACCTGCAACTTTTATCTGTGATGCAAATGTTGTATCTCCTGCTACTTTCATATTACCTGCAATGCTTGCGCCGCCAGCTAACACTAATGCTCCTGAGGAATAATCATCATTAAATAGTACGTCAGCATCGTCTGTTCCAGAAATACTAACATTAGTTAAAACCTTTAAATCTCCCGAAACATCTAAAGTTGCTTGCGGATCTTCATTAGCAATACCTACAGAATCATTAATTGTTCGAATTATAGTTTTGTAATTACCTGACGCTTCTTTAAGTTGTACGTCTATACTTGCACCTGTAAAGTTATTTCGTATCAAAGCACGATCATTTGCTGCGCCTATAGTAACTTGTCCGTTTTCACCTACAGTAATACCTTGGTTATTCTTGATTTTCAAGGTACTAGTACTTGTGCTGTTAACATCTCCTCTAAGGAAATTTTCAGCAGGAACATTAGAATTGCTTATAACAAGAGATTCTGCACTTTGTGCAATACCGTTGTATTTAGGTACACCATTTTCAAAATTTCTTGTGCTTAAATTGTACCCAGGACTTAATTTTGTAAATCCTCTAATTGTAACTTTTGGTGTAAATCCTTGTTGCGAAACAATTGCTACTGGATTATTATCAACTTCAATTCTTAATATTGTGTATAATCGGTCATCTGTTCCTAAAATTTGCTCTGCTCTTACACCTGTAGCAAGCCCTTGACTAAATTCAGGTCCTACTAATATCCATGCTCCGCCATTATTAAGATATAATTGTTGGTTAGCAGTATCAACCCAAAGGTCGCCTTTGATACTAGTATCTATATCAGGTTGATTATTACCTTTTTTAACACCGCCGCTTGCAACCCAGTTTGTTCCATCATAAACTTTAAGTTGATTAACAGTTGTCGAATTATCATACCAAACTTGTCCTTCAGCAGGATTAGCTGGTGGATTTGGTGCAGCAAAGTTTTCTAATAAGTGTAAAAAGTTTTCAGCAATATCTTGGCCGTAACTTGTACTTTGTTTTCCAGGAAATCTTAAACTTGTATCAGTATTAATTTCTCTGTCTTCAACAATGAGCTCACCCTTATTAATGTTGTCAGTAAATCTAACGGTATAAGGCATTACGAATTACCTCCGCTTAGACTTTGCACTCTAACAGTATAATCAATTTGTATAAGTCTGTTTAATGATTTTTGTACAGGATGAAAAACAACGTGGGTAAGCAGTCTACCTCCGCCTAAACTTCCTGTAGAACTTGTAGAACGTAATCCTAATTCGTCAAAGACATAAAGCGCATCTTGATCAGTGGCAGTATCAAAAGCATCTTGTCCATCTGGTTCACCATAATCAAGTAAACATGTAACTAAAATATCAGTATAGTTTGTACCATTTAAGTGTCTAGTTTCAATTTTGTTTCTAGTAGGATCAATATTATTCTTATTTCTATCATCTACAATTTTTGTAAATGTTTGGTTATATAATCCTGCATTTGTGCCGGTACTATTTGGTGTCAAATATGTAATAATTCCGGTTGGGTCAACATTTGTACCGCCATTACCAAAGCTCATCTCTGCGATTGGGCCTTGTCCTGAATTGCCCAAACTCTCTGCTAATGCAATACTCATATTTTCGTAATGTATTGCGTTCTTTTTGTCTACAAAAACTTCACCAGATTCAGGATTGTGAATCTTTATATGTCCTTGTAAATATACGCCACTGTTTTCATTAATCATTAGTTTGTTTACTCCTGCTAGTGTATTTATTCAGGTAATTCACTTATGCTTCCGCGCAAGAAATTTCCAATGTCATTTTGTAAGTCTTTTATAGGAGTTCCTGTTGGACCCCATATTTGACCTGTTTTTCTAATTATTGTTACTCGTTTATCTTCTTCAATTGGGGTTAAAAGTACTAATGTACTACCCGATAATGTAAATTCAGGAGCAAGTGTTATATCGCCTTCGGGCGAATCTAATTCTGATCCTATTACAAATTTTTCTAATGCTGTTTTTCTTAACCGTTTACCAGCTGCAAATACTTCAAATTCATTTACACTATTCGGTACAAAGTCTAATTCAAAATTTGTTTGACCCTGTGTTGCAATAAAATTTTGTACATGCGTTTTGTCAGCATACGGAATATTTTTCTCTCTACCTGCTGGTTCAATTTTTGTACCAGCATAATGTATATCTTTAATACCTGTACCTAATGTACCTCTACGCAACTGTCTTAACAAATTATTATCTTTTACAAGATATTCTATTCTTTCGCCATTAATGAAAACAACACCTGGAATATTATTACGTCTGTCTGGATCAGGTAATTGCGATGTATCTACTACATTAATACGCAAATCATCGTTAAGTAAATCTGTTTGTAAAGTTATATTTAACGCATTGTCTAGTCTCTTATACATATTTCTGTTTAATATGTCTTGGAACTGTCTCCATGCAATTTTAGGTGTAGATAATGGAGCTGAGAAATGTATAACATCTACAGTGTCATTTTCTGTTAATTGGGTATTAAGTATTACATGCTGTTTGTCATCACTTAATGAATAATCAACATTTGGTTGTAATAGTTCACCGTTTATAATTGTCCAAACGTACTGCGATGCTATAGCAGGATCATTAAGTCTAATCTTACCTCCTAAAATACTATGGAAGCGAGTAAACTCATCTGTTCCTACAGTTAAACTACTACGTGCTAACGCTGTATACGAATATCTTTCTATTTCGTTAACACCGTGATTACTAAATGTGTAAACATTAATTATATCGTCTTGTTGTGGTCCAGCAAAGTTATCTGTAAATGTTAACACATTACCTTCAATTATGTAATCAGCTAAATCCATTGTAAACAACTCGAGCTTATCACCTAATTTTAATATACCCGGATCAAGTATAATACTTGAATTACCAATGTTTACAAGATATTGTGTTCCCTGGTTTAATAATGTATCGTTGAGATAAACTTTAAGTAATGACGGTTGTAATGTAGATACTGCTACTTGGAATTTTTCAAATTCATATTCTCTTGTTAACGGGCTGTCTATAGTAAACTGTCTACTATATCCTGGCATTAACACTTTATTGTCAACTTCAACTATTGTATAAAATCCTTCAGGCTTACTATACAACGGAGTTACAGGTAACGTATATGTTTTAGTGCCGCCTGTTGCTACTAATACAGATTTAGCAACTTTACTATAATTAATTTCATCTTTGTTACTATAAATTTCATACTCTAGTGTGGAGCCTGCTTCTGTACTAACTGTAAATTCAAACTCTACTCGATTATTAGCACTCTTACGTGCATTTACTGCTTCTGGTGAATGTGCTTCTCCGTCTATTGTAGTAACAATTTGAAGATCATCTTGCCATGCAACACTTGTTTCAAAAATAGTAGTACTACCGTCAGCAACGTGAGAGTCAATATCTAATATATTTTGTCCGTTTTTACCAATTGTTAAAATTGTTAATAGTTGATCTACAGTAGGTGCTGATGTAAACGTTAATGTATTCTGTTTAAGATCTATAGTATAGTCATGGACTATATTAGAGTTAATCTTAACAATAACTGCATCAGGACTATTTGGTTGTATTACTAAATCATAAACTGTTGTGCCGTCTGTAATAAAGTTTTGGCTATATATTTGTCCTGTGCCAGTACCTGGTCTTTCAAATACTTTTATATCTACTGTATCTAGTACTTGTCCTGCAACTAGTTCTTCAGTGCCAGCTGCGTTGTTCGGAGTTACAAATAAGTCTCCGTCTACTATAATATCTTCAGAAGCTGTTCCGCCGGCATTACCATAATTTAATTGGCCGCCACTAAGTTGTGTATCATAACTATCAGTATCAGGATTTACTGTACCTTCACTTGTAATTTTGCGTACAATTAAGATATCGTCAGTATTTAGATCTATACCTAATTCTGCGAGATTTATCAACGTTTGTTGGCCGTCTCCTACAATCGAAGTCATAATAGCATTAGGATTTGTAGGATTAGCTGGGTAATTAGAATCATCTATTCTAACACCATTTCTGTATATATTGTATGTAACACCGTCTTCTAATGCACTATCTAACTCAATTATAATAGTTGTACCGTCTGCATAAAAAACATGATCTTCATATGTATTATCATATGTGTCCCATGGTGTTGTAAACCATCCATCAGTGTCCCATCCTGACTCAGTATCAAAATCAAAGCTACGTACTTCAACACCGCCAAAATCAATACCTGTCATAACTTGTGATAATTCAGCGCCTAACATACCTGTAGTTGGGTCGTAAAAATTAGTTACTCTATCAGCTGCATTTAACATGCTAACATCTTTAGAATAACTTACAGTTATTACACTGTTAAGTGCAGGGGGAGTTACAAAATTAATACGTCCTAACGATCTAGTATAGGATTTAGTAGTATCTTTTACGTTTTCATATGTGTACTGACTTCTTAATTGTTTTTCTCCGTCTATAATAATCTCAAGTTTATTAGTTCTAAGATCCATTGGATATTTTAAATCAAATACTAATTTTGCAGCAGTACCGGTAAATGTTTCTATTTCAGGCAATACGTTATATACAAAAGTTTTTGACGTTCTATCAAACTTCATTGCAACATGCATTGTTTTTGTGAGTGTTTCGCCTAATATTGCAGTAGCAATAGCAGTTTCTCCGCCATCTTGAACACTACCTTCTAAAATTACTGTTGGAGCACTAGTATAGCCGCTGCCAGGATTAGTTATTTCAATTTTATTAACTTTTCCTCTAGCAATATATGAATGAGCTACTGCACCTGTGCCGCCGCCACCTTCAAAGATCACCTTAGGTGGATAAGTGTAACTGTTGCCGCCATCATAAATTTCTACCGAAGTAATTTTATAACCTGCATTATCATACCAATTCTTATCAGGGTATTCATTAAATCTTCCTTCAGATCCAATAAATTGATTACCTCTAACTTTTAAATTGCTGGGAACTATTTTACCGTCTTGATAAATCGGCGGTACATCAAAATCTGATGTAAGAGTATTAGTATTGTCAGTTCTTTCATAAGAACTTAGATATTCTCTAATATTTGTTTTATAAGGTTTTACTTCCTCAATATACTCATTATAGCTTGGTAAGTTATCGTTGTTAAATGTAATGTCTTCTCTTAATTCACCTACATTGTGTTTTGCTTTAACAAAACTAGTTTTGAATACCCAATCTACATTAGGTTGCTCACTTAGTACATAACGTATACTGCTGAAAAATAATTCATTATACTCAGATCTTAAATTATCTACTAAAATATCATACCTTAGTGCATCTAATATGTTTCTAATTTCAACATTTGGTTCATTATCATAAAAGTTGCCGTCGAATGTAAAACTATCAAATCCCGATGCATTAGTTGAAACTGTATAAACAGCTGGATCAATTTCAATCGTTCCATTTTCACGACCAATTGTAGTATAATCGTCAGTGTAATTTCTACTGCCTGTGTCAGCAGTCTTCTGTAATAATAACCAACCGCCGGAACCAATGTTACTAATCTTAGTTATATCTCCGATTCTATCGTCAACGTTTTCTAGTTCATAACTTTGTGAAACTAAATGGTTTATAGTTGTAAATTGATTGTAACCTGCTGCAAACCAATTTGTATAGTTCCAATAATTACCAGTATTATAAGACTGTACTTGTACTCTTTCCCATATTAAATCTATATGATTCCACTCATATATTGACCAACGTCCGTTTGCTGTTTCGTCATTATTAACTAGTACACGTAACTTTCTAAATAATAACTGAGTAGTATCTTCAAAATTTGTGCCGCCATTTAAAATCTCTATCGATGCTAGACTGCCGTCAATATTATTAATTGTAGTAGCAATTTCTAAATCTGATCCTGCACCTACAATATTATACGACGGTCCTTTAAGTGTACCGTTAATATCTTTGTACGATCTGCCTCTATCTAGTATTCGAGCCCTAGTAACAACACCTTCATTAACTATTAAATCAACAATCGCAGGTCTTGCCTTTGCTGTTCCAACAAATTGTAAATCATCAATTGTATCAATTACAACATCGTATTCTCTTTTATATGTGCTAGGTGGAGTATCTTTACTTGTCAATCTTGTAAAATCAAAATCATCAACTATAATATTTTCTTTTAATACAGAATTTGCTCTTTCGACAACTTGTTTTAAAGCCTCATGTCTATTAATAAACCAACTTTGTCTTGGCTGATAGTTTATTCCGTACTTTTCTCTAACTGTTAAATCGTTGTCTGGAACATGACGTCCTTGGACATCGTATCCTACTAAACTGTCTATCCATTTTTGTGATATTTCAGCAGACGGTTCACTAGTTTCTAATCCTTGTGATATTAATTGATACTGTGTATGTATATTCTGTTCTTGATTATCAAGTGTATAATAATCAACATGCAATACAATATCATCGTCTTTGAAAAGACTTTGACAATTATATAACACAAATCTATCATTACTTAATAATGCTGCAAATTGATATCCTTGAGCTTTTGGATTTCCTATTAACGAAGATACTTGACCAGCACTTATAGTTCTACTTTGATCGCTAGGTATAGTTAGTTTGTTTTTAACCCAATAAAAATACTTTGTGCCAAAAGATTTACTAACATTATCATATGTTAATTTTTGTGAGTAAGCAGCATCACTGTATTTTGTTTGTCCACTTATTCCTTTAGCATACCCTTCTGGTGTATCGGCCTGTGCGTCCCATTCTGAAGGTAATAAACTACTTTCTACCCATTCATACACATCTATAGAATATGTACTAATCATTGAGTGCCATGTTTGTGCTTGCTCTAATGGCTCTCCTTGGTAATGGTTATGGAATCTAGCGGTACTAATGTCCCACCATAATTTTCCTACATAATTAGATTCCCAATTATCAGTATCATTAAATATATTAATATCAGAAGTAACATTATATTTTGCAAGATCAATAGAACTTTTAAAAGTTAATTCTTGTTCTGCAGGACCTGGAATTTTTCCTTGATGTATATCAACATAGTCTAGATTTTTAACTAGCTGTCCAGTTTTTCTATTGTATAAGAATACTTTTCTAATTTTAGTTGTATCAACAACTGGATTAGCTGAGCGGATAACATTCCAAGATTTTGTTCCTTTTGGTGAAATATAATTAATAACTTGTCCATCGTTTATTACATCTTCTGATGCAGGTTGTCCTGCACAGCCTACGTAAATATGATTTCTGTTTATTAATAAAGTTTCAGCAAATCTGCTAGATTTTATATTACTATATTCTAGCTCTTCAGCAAATATATACCCGTTATCAAATTTTTCGTAAAGTGTAACACTTCCGCTATCAATTTGAGTATTAACAAATTTAGTAAATCTATTATCAAGTATTGTCGTATCATCATCATATGTAGTATTAGCTGTTATATCTCCGTTGAACGATGATATAGCAATGATATCTTCTGTAGCACTTACTTTTGTACCAAACTTTCTTGCTAATTCAGTTTCGTTTCCAATTAATGTGTCAGTAAGTACGAAACTTGTACCAATGCGAGTGTAAACATATACTTTACCGGTATCATATCCGTTATCGTCATTTCCGGGATCTCCAACAACTAGTGTATTACCATTAGGAGTAACATCGATACTTGATGCCCATTGTGTATTACTTGTTGGTGCAACAAGTGTTTGGCTCCAAATATATCTACCTTCTGAATTTAATCTATAAATTACAACTTTATTATCTGCATCCGATGTAGTATTAGTTTGTATACTTATAACTAGTACTTGACCATCTTCACTTACTGCCATATCTTTACTAAAGTCTAGTACAGTATCTACACTATCAAACAACGTATCTGAATATATGTTACCAACGTTTGTATTAGGTACAAAGAAATTGTTTTGTATGTTTTGATCAAGTAGTATCCAATTATTAGTATTAGTTGTTGGAACTGCAAAACTAAAAGTTTTAGACTGATATAAATTTCCTTCAAACAATACAATTTCGTCTTTTGCATAAGGAACTAATGTACTATACGTTCCTCTATATCTATTATCAATGTCTAACGCAAAATTATATTCTATATCATTATTGTCAACACCGTGTTTAATAACAAAAACTTTATCTTTAGAACTTACAAATATTCTATACAAATCTTTTTCTTGGCTTATTTCAACTTGCTTACCTAATTGCTCAACTGTAGTTTGAGGACTTGCAGGATTATATTCTGCATTATTAGTTGTAACCGGAACTGTATACGTTCCTCGACGTTGCCATTCTGTTCCTGCTTTAGTGTATACCATAAACACACCAGAATTATTATAAAATCCTGAAGTTCCAGTACCAATTATAGGAATATTGTTTGTTAATGTCCAATCTCTGTTTGTTGAAGCAGGATAACTAGCAGATAGGGTTGCTCCTGCTTCGTCTGTTTTTTCAGAATATATCCAATATTCTTTGTTTATATAACCAAATACATTTAAATCTTTAGTAGCGTCTGTTGAACCATAACTATCAGGATGTGGATCAAACGTAAACAAACTAGGATTAGAATTAAAGTAATTTTCAGGTGTATATCCAGCTGGGTTTTCTAAACTATCATAAAACTTAGGTGCTGAACTTGCAGTTACGACTAAGAATTTGCCTAAAGATGAATCATGTCCTGTGCCTGCAATACTTACTTTTTGTATTTGACCCATTGGTCTACGCCCTAAACTATACGGCGTAAAATCAACCCTAATATCATTTCTATTTTGAAATCCTGTATTTGTAATTGTAATATCTTTAACATATACTCTTACATCAGCAATATTTCTTTTAATGTAATGTACAACTTGAGCTCTAGCGCCTGTAACGCCGTCTTCGATATAATCACCTACACTAGGTTCAAAATAATCACTTATATCAGTATCAATGTCACTTGGTACATCAATGTCAGCAGTTTGTTTTGCTGTTAATAAGATATCAATATATCCGTCCCAAATATCATTTACTATATGAGGCAAATCATTATGCTCATTGTTGTTTACTTTAAGTACAACTTGATTACCTGTTTGACCATCTAATTTAGATAAATCGTTAATTCCTTCTTCAGTATTAATCCAAACTCTAAACTCGTCGTCTTCACTAAAGGACGCAGCAGCAGGAGCTCTAATTATCCATCTGCTGTCTTTAATATCTCTTACACCTGAAACTGCATCGTATGCATCGCCTCTATGTGAAAGTATTTGTAAATGTCCAGGTTCTTTATTTGGTGTTGCTCCGACATTATCTAAACTATTGTAGTAAAATCTGTTAGTACTACTATAGCTATCATTAGTTTCGTCATATACTAGTACATCTTTATATACTAAGCCATACGCAGGTATTCCAAATTTACTTAGATCTGAAAATTCGTTACCATTATAGTAACCGTCAGCTTCTGCTGCTATATACCAAAAGCCGCCTAAGCCGTTATTTGTCGTATTGTTTGGTTGAGTGTAATCACCAATAACAACACTTTCTAGCGATACTGTAGAATCTGTTGGGAAAAATCCATTAGTTTCTGTTATATAAACTACCAATCTGTCTACTTTAGAAATTACCTTTACAACTTTTGCAGATCCAGTAGAGCAATCAACAGTATCATTTACTTCTGGTACAATTAACGGATTTACAATGTAAAGTACATGATCAACTTTATGTATTATTTCATGTTCATTATTAATAAAACTAGATCTTGGTGCAACGTATGTTTTGTTATTACTGTCTGGTTGTCCAGTATTGTTTAATGAAATACTATTAGTAAATAATTCAGTACTTGTATATTGATCAGATGCTCTATTAAATCCTGTATAACGATTCCAGCCAAGTACTATCTTATCTTGAGGTTTTGTTGCCCTGTATTGATCTAATGGAGCTCTTACAAGAATATGATCAGTTACACTATTTGGCAAATAAGGATTACCTTGTAATATCAATGTAAGTTGTCTGCTATTAATGTTAACTGGTGCAGCTTCTTCTAAAGTATTAATTATACCTGAAGCACCTGATTCTTTACCTACTATTTGATCACCTTGTTGTATGTCTCCAGTCGGTGATGATAGTGTTAAACGTTCGCCAACTTTGTTACCAGAACCATTAAGTATAATTTGTATATCTTCAACGATAGCTGATACATTATTAGACTGTACGTTTACAATTTCTTTTTGTTCAAAAGATCCAAGTTGATCAACTGTAATACCGTCATCTTTTAAAGGAAAATTAATTACTAACGTTTCAGGTAAAGGTTGTATAGTTTCTTCAAAAAATGCATAACTGTCAAATGTACTAAATTCTATTGCATTATTTTCAGCAGGAATATTTCTTACTGCTTTCCAATAATTTTCATTATATTTAACAATGTCACCTGTCTTATATTCAGCATCTGCAACTCCAACAGGTCCAGCTTCTCTAAAATCACCTTTGATATTATCTGAAATGTTAGTTGCATTTGGTGCACCAACTACTGCTAACTTACCATCCGGGCTGATTGCAACATCATGACCAAAGTTTGATTTTAAACTATAGCCGTTGGATTTAAGTATAAGCCCACTTATAAATGTGCCATATGATGTAGTATCAATAGATTGTGTTAATCCGACGTCACTGTACATTGAGATAGTATTTTCATTAATTACGTTTGCGTAAAATTCAAGATTGTTTAGCGCAGTCATTCCAGAAACTTCTTTAAATCTTACTAACTCTCCTGATTGTAAGTTATGGTCTGTTGCTGTAACTACTCCTGGATTTGCATTAGTAACACTAATCCCAAATACTGCCGATGTTTCAGGAGTAAGCTCACCCATATTTCTTAAATTATTTGAACTGCTTGCTCTTGAATAGAAATGCACAACACCGTCTTCTACTGTCTCGTCGCCAACTAATAAGTTTGTATTTCCTAAACTAGTTGCCATACTATTGCTAAAGTTAGTTTCGGTAGCAACCAAGTACGGATTGTCAATTACATTATAATCAGTAAACGTTTCTTGCCTCTTTATAACTTTCCAGTCATTATTAGATGTGCCGTCTAACCAAATTACTTGGTCATGTAATTTAAATTTTTCTAAAATTAAGTTTGCTTCATCTAATGACGAAGCTCTAACACTTCTAAGAATACTTACATATCCGTTTAAGTTTTCAGAATCATTAACTAATGTTCTGTCTTGTACGCTTGCAATTGCAACTGTATTATTAATTTCTTCTATTTGATAAAAACCCCAGTTACCATTACCAACTTGTTGTAAGCCAACAATATCACCAGGAATAAAATTAGTAGTTCTATCAAATGTAATTTTAACAGCTGGACTAGCACTGCGATCAATTGCATCAACTAGTTCAGTAAATCCTTCAATTGATGTTACGTGGTAATCTGTAGTGATATGTTGTAGTACGTCCCAGTCTTCTGTAGTTCCAGTTATCCATACATAATCACTAATTCCAATTGAGCTAGGAAGACTTTGAAGTAAATCTGCTTTAATTTTTACTTTGTATACAACATCTTTGTCATTTACATATCCCGAAGTCTTAACACCAATATGGGGTGCATTTGTTGTTGGGAAAGGCTTATGGTTATAATCTTTAGGCCTGTAATAAACATCATTTGGTATAATTTTGTAAATATCGTCTGTATCATTTGCTGGTATACTTTTTACTAGTTGTACCGTAGTCGGATCTATTTTAATTTTGTCTTCGTCGATAATAAATTCAACTTCATTAAAGTTATCAGTAGCACCGTACTGACCTGCTCTAATAGCCCATTCTTCATAAAAGTCTATACTATCTTTATCTGCACTACTCAGCGCATCAAATAACTTATCTAAAGAATTTATAGTACCTTTATCTTGAATCATTCCTTGATAAAATTTATATTGGCTTACGTCATCGTTAATGATATTTTGTAGGTATTGTCTTTTTTGGTAGCCAATTAAATGCTGTGCATGTTTTTGTTGCTCAACATCAAAGTTATCACTATCTAAATCATAAAAGTCTGCAAACTGATTAATTCGATAATCAAAGTTAGGATACATCTTTGGCTGAGGACGTTCATCTAAACGCTCCCAGTCATTTTCATTAAATTTTTCAACTCCAGTAAGATCAATTGTGCTTACATAATAAAATTCTTTATATTTTACTAATGAGCCAATAGAGTAATCTTTGTAACTTGTCCACTCATCTACAATAGCTTCGTCATAAACAAATCCAGGGATGTTTAAGCCGCCTGTCCAGCCGTCGCTTTTATATCCAACAACTTTAATACGCTCTTGTCTATAACCTGCAGGTTGATCATAAATTACATCGCCGAATACTGTTTCGTTATCTAGTAAAACTACATGTTCTTTTTGAACAAGTGGTAATTTTATATGATAAATGCCGTCTTGCGTATTCTTTGGTAATATTCCAAAAGTATTTTGGTTATCTCTTACAATACTAGTAAACGATTTGTCAAGTCTTGTACCGTCTGATTTAAACAACGAGTAATCGTAAAACTTATCAAATATATCGTCAACTACACAATAATCTTTTGAAAATGTTATTTCAGAAGCTGCTGGGCTTAATGACAGAACTGATCCAGCTGCCCAATTCTGTGTAGTCCAAAATAAGAATTCTTTTACAGACAAGCTCCAATTTGACACTTGACTAAGCTCATCATTGTAATAGTTAAACTCAAATCCTTTTTCAACTAGGCTTGCTTCGTATCCTAGTAAAAAGTCAATTACTTCTTGTCGAGTTTTTAGTAATGTTCCGTAAGGTATAGATAACTCACGTGTTGTAAACTCTCTTCTAAGTATTGCAGAGCTACCTCCTATAAGTGGAAGTGTTGCAATCTGTTGAAACTTTTCTACATCTATCGTAGTTCCACTTACATGACTTTCTTTACATCTATAAAATGATCCAGAAAATCTAACATTTTGTGATTTAACATACTGTTTTCTTTCACTCCACTCAACAAATGTTTCGCTTATGCCGCCTATGTTAATACTAGGATCATTTGCTCTTACAAATGGTTGTTTGTACTCAAAAGTTGCTTTTTCTCTATCATATCCTCTAATAATAAATCCGTTAGACTGTTTTTCAACTATAACTCCGCTATAACTTATCGTAGTAACAGGTGAGCTGCTATTTAAAAATACTTTATAGTTTTCTTGCGGGACAAATACATTTCCTTTATTTAAAGGTGTACGTGAATCTAGTATTAATTTAAATTTTTCTTGCTCAGTAAATCCGCCTACTTTTAAAGATATTCTATTATTAATATTTGATATTAAATTTTGATATGATTTATAATTTGAAGTAGTATTACTTGCAAGATAATTATAAACAAAATTTACTAATCCGCTAGTTGTCTGACGGGTATTATCTTTTACTGTATTAGGAAATACAATATCTTTTAATCTAATACAGTTATTAGTTTTTGTTGATACTAGGTTTCCAACTAAATCACGTTTGATACGACTAATGTCAAAGCCTATACCTAGTACTTTAGCAGGTTGATTTAATACCCAACTTAGTAACACCGCAAACGGATATTCAGCTGATTTTCTCCATGCTGTTTCTGCTGGGTTGCCATCACCATATCCAAATAATTCTTTTGTAGGACCAGCAACATAATTTTGTGCAAAGTTACTTTCTAATGGACTTAATAATACTCCTGTGTCATCTACAGGAATATGGTTTACTAGCCCAGGTCTTGAATATTTTTTATTTGATTTTATTGCGGAAGACGGATCTCTAATTATACCGTTTTGTAAATCTTCCCAAAGTAATGTGTTACTTCTAGTATATGGTGAAGGACCGTATTCATCTTTCCACCATTTTGGTTCTATTGTAAATCCTAACATTTCCCAAGGGTGTGTGTGAGGACGATCAGTATCATATGCTTGTATATAAACCTGTCTCCACCAACCTGGTAACTGATTACCTTGTGGTGAAATCATAGTTTTGTAATTATATGTAAAACTATTACCTTCAGTATAATATTCATTTGAAGTATAATCAGGATTACCAGCAAGTGTAGTCCATTGTATAAAGTCAGCAGTATAAGATTTGTCTATAGCTTTTTTAGTAAACTTAGTATCTCTATATTCGCCGCCAATAAAATCATGTATGTCTAGTAGGTTAGTATTATACGCTTGTTTTAAATTATTAAAAATTCTTAATTCTAGTTCTAATATTAAATCATCTCTAAAATCGTCATATGCTTTAACAATACTTCCGTCGTGTCCTTGAATCATTGTTACTGGTTCAATGTATGTATTATCAGTAAAAATCTTAGGCTGGTACTTAGGGTATAAACCTAACTTAGTTGGAGTTGCTGGAACATAGCATCCATCAGTTGATTCATATTCATAGATTTCAATAATATCGCCTGGTGTTTTAGTAGCTGTAATATTAACAAAACCTTCATCGTTAAATGTATAATCTTTACCATGTGTTAATTGTAATCCATTAAGGTATACTAACACTGCTTTTTCAGTTAACGATGTTATACTAAAAATTTCATTTAGTGCATAATAATTTGTATCGCTTGATCTTACATTATGTTCAGTACGTAAGTATCCTGATACCGGTACCATATCTGTAAAATAAAATGGCATACTGTCATTTTTTTCTGCATTTATAGTAGAGAATATTTTATCTACAGTCTGTTTTACTGGACCGTCATAACCTAAATTATTTGCAGTTTGTAAAAACAATCTTTTAAATTTTGCATATTCTAATCTAGAATATCTTATAGCCTTTACTACATTTGCTTCTTTATTAGTAATATGGAATAATGGTAAATTGATAGGGCCACTATGTTTTACAAATCTAGTACCAAATCTATCAACATCGCCTAAATCTCGCAAGTTGCTTGATCCAGGGTATACATTACCGTTATATTGGTTAGTGTTTTGTACAATAGTACCAACATGATCAATAACTTCACCTAAAGTAAAGCTTGCCATATCATCGTTTAATGGATTTCTTTCTAAGTTATGAGCAAGCTCATAATAGCCGTTACTATTTGCAGTTGCAGAACTATAACAATTTAATTGTAAAACGTCATCTACAGATAAATCATTTTCAAATCTTATAAATGCTACATCATTAATAATGTCTATTGTATAATGTAAATCTTTCTTTTGAATATTATTATTTAAAATTACTTTTACATCTAAATCTAACAATAAGC